TATTTTCCTGACGATGGAGAAAACACAAGGAGACATGCTGGTGGCCAGCACTTCATGATGCGTGGAGCAGAAGAATCATCAGATAAAATCATAGAAATATGCCTGGGAAAACTTCTGGGCGACTAGGAAATCCTAGAAAGGAGATAAAAATGTCAAACATCTTTTCAGAATTTGAAATAATAGAACAGCATATCAAGGTAGCAGGAGAAGATACATATGAGGATATGAACTGTGTAGGTTCGAGCGAAGAGGAACTTGCAGTCAGAACAATTACAAAGAAGTGCCGGGGTAGAATCAGGAAGAAGAGAACTCGTGGTACTGGAGATGGAACACTGAAAGAATCCCTACATGTACCTCGCACGGTCTATAACAAGATATATGATATGACAAGGAAGAAGCTGGCCAAGGGTGTATATGCCTATGGAGAAAACAGCAAACACCCTGAATTCTCACTGACACAGAAGGTATTGGATGAAGACGAGAATGTCAAGTATAAGGCATACCCTAGATGTATTTTATCGTCGGGACCATCAAGGAAGATCGAAAACGGAGCGGAAGAAGTGGCCGAGTTGGAGATGACCATTGATCTGATGCCGGATGAGAATGGTGAATGCATGTACGAGGCGCTTGAGAGTGAGCTTGAAAGCGAAGAAATCAAGCAGCAGTGGCTTACTAACTTCTCACTAGAACTTGTAAAGGCAGTATAAGAGATAAGAGCACCCGCAAGGGTGTTCTTTTTTGTAGGAGGAAATAAATGGTATACCACAAATTACTGATGGCGGATGGAAGATTTGAAAATGTGACGCTCAATCTTGGCGCTATAGCAGAGCTTAACAAGAGAAATAAGCCGCTGGCAGATGAATATTTTGCCAAGTACAAGGAAATGCAGAAGAAGGGCGAAGACTTCAACGAGCTTGACATGGCGAAGTTCATCTACATTGCCTACGCATGCGCACATCTTGATGAAGATATCCCATCGTTTGAAGAATTCCTAACCGAAGTTACAGACGATAGGGAGGAACTTGGAACGACGTTTGAGAATCTGTTCAATTCCGCGAAAAAAAAACGGAATTCCGTGATGCATTCCGGAAAGCCACGAAGGAGAAAGAACGGTCGATAAAATTACCCAGGTTTGAGCTGGAGGACATAGAGGACTACTACACGTATTATGTGTTGATCCTCGGAATCCCGGAAAAAACATTTTACGACAGCGACTTAAACTTTCTGTCGGCGGTTGCAGCAAATAAGGCAGCCTATGACGGATGGATGAACTACGCAGTGAAGAAGGCAGGTGAGAGACGTGGCTAAGAAGAAGAGCGAGGCAAGCGTCAAGTTTACAGCAGACACAAAAGAATACACAGCGAACCTCGATTCGGCAAGGAATACAACGAAGAATCTGAAGGCAGAGCTTAAGCTTGTCGAGGCGCAGTTCAAGAATACTGGTGATGAGGGCGAGTATTATACCCAGAAACAATCAATACTTGAGAGACAGCTTGAGGCTAACCAGCAGGAGCAGGAAGCCCTTACAAAGAAGCTTGAGGCTGCAAAGGCCATATATGGCGAAAACAGCGTTGAAGTTGACAAGTGGGCGAGGGCAATACTGAGCTCACAGACACAGGCAGAGAGGCTCAAAGGTCAGCTCGCCAACCTTATACCGGAAGTAGATGAGAATGCACAGGCTATGGCAGAGCTCGACAGCGCCATGGCGGAGTCGGACAGCACAACATCACAACTCACCGCCAAAATGAAACTTGCAGAGGCTCAGTATAAAGCTACCGGCGACGAGGAGGAATACCTCAGCCAGAAACAGAAGCTCCTTGAACAGGAGATAGAGGCGAGTAAGCGAAAACAGGAGACCCTCACGCAAAAGCTGGATCTTGCTAAAAAGGCATATGGTGAGAACAGCGACGAGGCAAGAAAGCTAGCGACACAGCTCACTAACACACAGACCAACACAGTGAAGCTGCAGACTGAGGCTAAGAACCTGAGCAATGCTCTTGAAGAGAATGTGCAGGATCTTGAGGCAGCAGGCGAAAGTGCGAAAGAGGCAGGCGAAGGCTATACTGTTGCGAAAGGAGCGATGGCAAACCTTGTGAGCGATGGCATCAAGGGGCTTGGTTCTGCGTTGTCAGAGATCGGAACGGACTCAGATGCAGCAAGTGCGAGATTTGCGGCTGCTACAGGCACAGCGGCTGACTCCATGGATGAATACAACCAGGTCATGCAGGAGATATACAAGGATAACTTCGGAGAAAGCCTCACAGATATAGCCGAGAAGATGACCAAAGTAAAGGAAGTAACCAAGGAGGTTGATCCATCACAGCTCAAGTCTCTCACCGAGAACGCTATAACCCTCGAGGATACATTTGGAATGGATATGACAGAGACCCTTAGGGGAGTCAACTCACTTATGAGCCACTTTGGCCTGTCGGCTACAGAGGCGTTCGATCTCATGGCAAGCGGTGCACAGCAGGGTCTTAACTACACCGATGAGCTTGGCGATAACGTGTCAGAGTATGCAGGTAAGTTTGCTGAGGCCGGGTACACGGCTGATGAGTATTTCCAGTTGTTAAAGAATGGCTCAGAGGGCGGTGCATATAACCTGGACAAGGTCAATGACGCCATTAACGAGGTAACGACAAGACTTGGAGATGGAACTATTGCGGATACCATGACACAGATTGACGAGAAGACCGGAGAGGTCAAGGATGGCACAGGTGTGTGGAGTCAGAAGACTGAGGAACTGTTCGCAAAATGGCAGAACGGCGGCGCAACTCAGAAGGATGTAGTGTCGTCAATCGTTGCAGACATACAGAACGCTAAGACTGAACAAGACAAGATGAACCTGGCCGCACTTGCGTTCGGAACAATGGCGGAAGATGGTGGCACACAGTTCATTCAGTCAATATCATCTGTTGGTGACAGTTTTAGTGATACCAAGGGCAAGATGGACGAGCTGGCCAACATAAGATATGACGATGTGGGCAGTTCACTTGAAGGACTTGGCAGAACCCTCAAACAGGATATCATACAGCCGATAGTTACTGACGCGATACCGAAGGTGACAGAAATCATAGAAAATGTATCGAACAATGTACCGCTTATAGTGGCAAAGCTCCAAGAGATGCAGCCAATCATCACGGCGATAGCCGTGGTCATAGGAGTATTAACAACAGCAATGGCAATCCAGTCAGCAGTGACAGGAGTCAAAGCGGCTATGGAGGCGGCAGAGACCACTACACTGTGGGGACTTGTAGCGGCACAGACAGCAGCACTCGCACCATACTTATTGATAGCGGCAGCTATAGCGGCTGTAATTGCGATCATAGTTCTATGCGTTAAACACTGGGATGAGATCAAGCAGAAGGTCATAGAAGTGGCTCAAATACTGAAAGAAAAGATGGCGGCTGCATGGGAATCGGTGAAGGAATCAGTAAGCAATGGAATTGCTAAGGTTAAAGGCTTTTTTGTCAATATGCTTAACTGGATCAAGAGCAACTGGCAGGGACTTCTCTTGCTGCTTGTTAATCCATTTGCCGGAGCTTTCAAGCTGCTTTATGATAACTGCTCAGGCTTCAGAGAATTTATAGATAATTTCATGAGCAAAATACATGAGACTATATCTAATGTGGGTAATAAGATTAAGAGCACTGCCAAGAATATATTTCATAAGGTAAAAGAGGCAATCACCCATCCGATTGAAACGGCGAAGGAAACTATATCGAACTTGGCAGATAAGATAAAGGGAATATTTGAGAAATTGAAGATAAAACTCCCAGATATCAAGCTCCCTCACTTTAAAATAAGCGGCGGCGAGGCACCATGGGGAATAGCCGGAAAGGGAACCAAACCGACGGTTGATGTGGAATGGTATAGAGCCGGTGCAGTGCTGAAGAGAGCCACACAGTTCGGCACAAGTCCATCAGGAACACCAATGGTTGGTGGCGAGGCCGGATATGAGGCAATAGCACCTATCGATGTGCTGCAGGGATATGTTGCGGAGGCTGTCGAGGCAGCAGGCGGAACAGGTCAGATAGACTATGATCTGCTCGGCGAGGCGACAGCAAAGGCGTGTGCAAGAATGAACATCACCATCAATCTCAATGGCAGAGAGATCGGAAGATTGGAAAGGCGGCCGGTATGACATTATATTACGAAAGCTCAGACGGACAGATTATAGACTTCATGAGTGGTGGGATATACGCCCAGACGCCTGAAAGTCTGCTTGATGATGAGTGGAATTACACAACCATAACCGGTATCAATGGCATAGGCAAGATCAAGAGATTCTATAAGGACACCAAAACGTACAGCTTGACACTTGATATCATGGCTGATAGCGCCGAAGAGTTCAATGAGCTGATGAACCACATGTACACAGTGTTTGACAGAGATGTGCAGCGTATGTTACCAGGGAAGATATGGTGGAATGGTTATTACAAGCAGGCATACATAGTTAGTAAGAAACACTCAGATTATGATGAATTGTTTGAATCTGTGACTAAACAGTTGACAGTTCTGAGTATTCATCCGATGTGGACTAAGGAATATAAACATAGCTACATGGCATCATCCGGAGAGGTTGGCGCGTTGGATTACGGCATGGAAGGATTCTATGACGGATACGACTATGGTGGTTACGACTATGGACAGGCTGAAGTTATAGAGGTCCTGAGTGTTGACACGGTGGCTGGTGCGAATTTTGAGATGACCATATTCGGTCCGATATCACAGCCGACAATCATAATAGGTGATCATAAGTATGGTATGGATGCAGATATAGCCGCGGGCGAGTACGCTGTTATTAACACTATATCAAAGACCATAAAAAAATACGACCAATATGGTCGTGAAGAGAATATATACCATACAAGAGCAAGAGACAGCTACATATTTGAGAAACTACCCACAGGAGCATTGAGAATACTCAAGGCTAAGGAGCTGGCATTTGACGTCATTGTATACGATGAAAGAGGTGAGCCGGAATGGATCTGATATATGCAGATGACACAAAGAAAGACATAGGCATATTCGATGCATATACATTAGACCTGTCATATGGCGAAGATGAAAACGACTTTGAGCTCAAGATCGACCGGTCGGCACACTGCTGCAAAGCTGGATACTATATATATGTTGAAGGCGAGGAGTACGGCGGAGTTATTGAGAAGATAAAAGTCAATACCAAATCTGATGAAGTGACATATTCAGGCCCGACGTGGCAGGGATACATAGATCATAAGGTGCTCTGTCCGGATCCGGGGCAGGACTATCTTGTGGCGGATGGTGAGGCACATGAAGTGCTTGCCGATCTGATAGAAAGGCTAGACCTGCCCGCTCTGTTTGAGGCATCGACAGAAGACTCGGGCATCACAGTACATTATCAATTCGAAAGATATGTGACAGCATACAAAGGCATCAAGGCGATGCTGAAGGATGCCGGAGCAAAGCTTAAGATCAAATGGCAGAACGGCAAGGTAATAATGCGTGCGGAACAGGTTCACGACTATTCACAGGACGAGGAATTTGATACTTCACAGGTAGAATTTGAAGTATCTCGGGAATATGCCCCAGTCAATCATGTTATATGCTTAGGTAAGGGAGACCTTGCAGACCGGGCAGTGATACACATCTTCACAGATGAGAACGGCGGCATACAGCCGTATGCGAAAGTAAAGAATCCGGTAGAAGATTCAGACTATATACTTGACACATCGAGACAGGTCATAACTGGAGAACGGGAAAATGTCAGCGTACTTGAGATGAACAGCGCGCAGGAAACCACGAATTATATTCTCCAGACAAGCAAGCCATCAGATTGGGCGACGAAATATGACGCCTATTACATTCAGGATGGCGACAGCTACAAGGCAGTGGCAGGCGTTGAAGTAGGATACACGCTGACACGTTATCAGCCACCGGATTGGTCGGCGAACTTCGGCGATTATTCAACAAGAAATGGCGACTCATACAACAAAGTATCCGGAACAACTGCATACACAGCCCAGACAAGCAAGCCATCAGATTGGGCGGCGAAGTATGAGGAATACTACACCAAGGGAAGCGATTACGAATCTGTCAAGGGTGTAGAGAAAGAAACTTATACAAAACAGACAAGACAGCCATCTGATTGGAGAAAGAACTACGGGAATTATTACGTCCTGTACTCTGACGGAGTAACAACCGAATACAAGAAGGTTGACGGCGTGTCAAGGAACAAATACAATCTGCAGACCAGAAAACCGACGGACTGGGACACTAACTATACCAGCTATTACAAGCGTAAAAAGGTTGGAGGATACGAGAAGGTTGCCGAAAGGGAAGATAAGAAGATTCCAACATGGAAAGCCAAGACGTATTTCGTGCAGGAAAGCTACCAGGTTGCACCTGTTTGGAAGAAAGAAACAAGGTACACATATAAGAAGACAGAGCAGACGCCAACATGGAAGAGCGGGACATACTATACCAAACAGGATGGTCAGGCGCCAACATGGAAAGCTGGGACGTATTACAAGAAGTCTTCGGATAAGGTCGCCCCGAAGTGGACGACTGGAACATATTACACTAAGGTCACAGACCAGTACGCCACTATGGTAGCTGAGGCTGTCAAAAGGCTCCAGGAGACCACAAGAGACACCTTAAAGATTGACTTGGAAGAGACAGAGCAGTCTTACGACATAGGCGATATAGTCGGCGCGGTTGAAAGCGTAACAGGCATATCAACCATACAGGAAGTAACACAGAAGATAGTTAAAATTAACAATGACGATGTAACTATAACATATGAGGTGAGTTAAATATGATAAGACTTATAACAGGATATGCAGGGGTGGGACATGTAACCTCAGCAGATGCTGGACGGTTCAACGCCGGCATCTGCGGCAACGATGCATACATTATGCAAACCGGTGAGCAGATGGCTTATACCCTAAACTCAAACAACGAGATAACAATCGGCAGCGGCGACCTGATTAACCAGGGACGGCACTTTTCAATACCGCAGAATTCAAGCGAGACCTTAG